AAGCTGGTGTCGATAATTTTGTTAATGCTCTAATTAAACTAAGGTGACGTATGAATTTATTAAGTACATTTAACGGTATGGGTTGCGCTCGTATAGCGTTAGACAAACTAGCTATCGATGTTGATAACTACTATTGTTCTGACATCGATGAGAACACAGTGAAGGTGGTTAATAAAAACTATCCTGATGCAAATCAGATGGGTGATATAACAAAGTGGAGAGAGTGGGATATTGATTGGAGTTCAATAGATCTTTTCACCGGTGGTTCACCATGTCAAGGTTTCAGTTTTGCAGGTAAACAGTTAGCATTCAATGACCCTAGGTCTGCATTGTTTTTTGTATACCTTGATATCCTGAATCACATTAAGTCTTTAAATCCTGCTGTAAAATTTCTTCTTGAAAATGTCAAGATGAAAAAGGAATCAATGAACGTCATCTCTGAGAAACTCGGTGTTGAACCAGTGTTTATAAATTCAGCACTGGTATCGGCGCACAACAGACAGCGTTATTATTGGACCAACTGGGAGTTTGAACAACCAGAAGATAAAGGTATTCTCCTATCAGATGTTATCGAGAGTGGTGTTGTAGACAGGGATAAAAGTTACTGTATTGATGCAAACTACTGGAAAGGTGGTAATCTTAAATCGTATTTTGGTAAATCCAGAAGACAGTTAGTATTTGAGTCATGTGATTATCAGAATTACAGTATCGATGATGCAATACGTGTCGATGACTCTGGTAACAAACAGCTCAATGACGGTTTCCATTATAGAAAATTGACACCGTTGGAATGTGAGAGATTACAAACTGTACCTGAAGGTTACACCGATTGCGTCAGTAATACTCAACGATACAGAATGCTGGGTAATGGTTGCACAGTTCAGGTCATGGTGCATATATTTAGAAACCTATATTACCCCGAGTTCTTATAAGCATGCCTGAACTACTTCACCCTCAACAGCTGCACGAGTACCAGCGCACTGCTGTCATGCACATGCTGCAGCACGATGACTCGATGCTGTGGTTGGGTATGGGCCTGGGTAAGACACCGATCACACTGACTGCTATCGTCGACAGGATGAGAGCAGGGTACGTGCGGAAGACATTAGTGTTCGGACCACTGCGAGTCATACAGGCTGTGTGGGCACGTGAGTCGAGGAAGTGGAGTCACACCAAACATCTCCGGTTCAGTGTCATCCATGGCACCAAGCAGAAGAGGTCACGTGCTCTGTTCGCTGAAGCTGACATCTACCTGATCAACTATGAGAACATGAACTGGTTAGCTGAACAGCTGGATCATTACTATCTGTCCCAGGGTAAACCACTTCCGTTCGACATGGTTGTCTATGATGAAGTGTCGAAGCTGAAGAACAGCACGACGCTACGCATGAAAGGTGGTAAGAGAGATCGCAAAGACGGACGTGGTGAAACATATCAGATCGATGTCACCGGTTGGCGTAAGCTGATCAACCAGTTCAAATATCGCGCCGGTCTGACCGGGACCCCGGCATCGAATGGATACATCGATCTCCACGGTCAGTTCCTGGCAGTCGACGGTGGTAAGCGACTGGGTGAGTATGTAACACATTACAAAGACAGTTACTTTTCGAGTGATTATAGCGGGTGGAACTACACACCGACAGAACTAGGCAAGCAGTGGATCGAGCATAAGATCAGCGACATCACTGTGAAGATGGACGCACGTGATTACCTGGATCTACCTGAGAGCAAGACCACCAACATGATGGTTGACCTACCAGCGTCAGCGCGACGTGCGTACAAGGAAGTTGAGAAAGACATGTTCACGCAGCTTGATACTGGTAGTGAGGTTGAAGTTTTCTCCAGGTCATCTGTGTCAAACAAATGTCTGCAGTTCTGCAACGGGTCACCGTACCTGAGCAGCAGTTCACCAGAGTACGAAGCAGTGCATGATGCCAAGCTGGATGCCCTGGATGAAGTGCTGGAAGAGGCCGGTGGTTCGCCAGTGCTCTGCAGCTATTCATTCAAGGCCGATGCTGAACGTATCATGAAGCGATTCAAAAAGTATAAGCCGGTGAACCTGACAGCGACACCATCGAAGGACACAGAGAAAGTGATCAACCGATGGAACAACGGTGAGATTAAACTGATGATCGGCCACCCTGCTTCAATGGGGCATGGTGTCGATGGTCTGCAAGACTCTGGTCACATCATCGTATGGTTCGGCATCAACTGGTCCCTGGAGTTATACGAGCAGATGTGTGGTCGACTCGACCGGCAGGGACAGAAACACCCGGTGTCGATCATCAGGATACTGTGTAACGATACAGTGGACCTAGCCGTTGCTGATGCTATCGAACGGAAGACAGACGACCAGGAAGGATTGAAGGCAGCTTTACAACGATACCGCGACGGTATCACCACTAACGATTTGGAGGTTAATTTTTTCTAATGGTTGAATTAACAGATTTTCAATACTTGATGATAATCATCATCTCTTTATGCCTTGGTTTCATGATAGGTTTTTCTATAGCGTTTGAAATGTGGGGTAATAAATAAATGCAAGTAGCAATCGTAATACCATCAGGTGACATGGTGCACACTGACTTCGCAATGAGTCTAGTGCAACTCATGTCGTACACAACAATGATGACTAAGGATGTAGCGACAGCGATCATCAACCCGCGATCAAGCATGGTACAGAAAGGCAGGTGGGCCGGTGTTAAAAGTGCACTTGAGATAAATGCTGACAAGATCATGTTCATCGACAGTGATCAGACGTTCCCTGCAGATGGGTTAGTCAGGTTGCTCAACCACAATAAACCAGTTGTCGGTGCGTCCTACCGGAAGAGACAGGATGAGGTCGAGTACACTGCTCGAACCAGGACCGGTGAACACATCGACTTCAGGAAGTTTAAAAGACACAGTGGTTTGTATATAACCAGCAGCAACGGGTTAGGTTTCACACTCATCGATGCGTCAGTATTCAAGAAGATGCCTGAACCCTGGTTCGATGTTTCATTCGAGAATAGCGAATGGATCAGTGAAGATGAGTCTTTCTGTCGTGAGTGTGGCGAGAAGATTTATATTGATGTCGATCTGACAATGCAGATTGGACATATTGGGACTAAAATTTATTAGGTAATGCATCACCTTTGACGATGCGGGAGAAAACAGCAGTGGATAATCAACATAAAAAAATAACAGGGTATCGTGATCTGAGTCAGGAAGAGATCGACCTGATGAATGAAGGTAAAGAACTCGCTAAACAGTGTGGTGCTTTTATTGATAAACTTCAGAACAAAGGTTCAAGTTTTGATCAACGATGTGTAGCTTTAGGTAAAACAAACCTTCAACAAGGGTTCATGTGGGCGATCCGAGGTGTTGCTCAACCTGAAACATTTTAGTTAAATAGCGTATAATAGATTAAGGAACTTACCCGCCGGCCAAGGATGGCATTTAATGATTGAAATGATTAACGATGTAGTGAGTCATACTGACAACAGCTGCGCCAATAGCACCCCATTTTAAACACCACACCATAAAACCCTGGACACCTTTACCGATACGAGCAGCACCGGTTAAATCTTTATGCAGTTGCACGACTGCACTGGTGTCATCTACTAATCTGGAGACTGACGTTGTCAGCTCATATATAGCATCGGTGTTCTTTTGTTGTGTTGACAGCAGTCGATCAAACTTATTGTTTTCTTCTGCCTTGAAAATTTCAAAAGCTTCAACGTGCTGATTGAGTTTTTCTTTTAGTTCTATCATCTCAGTCATATCGAGTCCGTCTGTACATTGTTGCGTTTATCAACTGAACGCATGGTGCCGATACCAAGCATACCTATAAGAACCGGCCATAGTTCAGTCATGTCAAATCTTGTTGGTGCAGCAGGAGGTTTGTCCATGAATGCAACAGCGAACTCCAATAGGTACACACCAATGTAGTTAAATGCCAACACTGATACGCACACCCATCCGACAGCTGGTCGCCAGCCAGCAACAAAGATCGACTTGTGCTGCGCCTCTGCTTTGTTTACTTCAAGCGGGCCGAGCATCAATTTCACGTGAGCATCCAGCCTGGCCAGGTCACCGTTCTGTTTCATCTCTTCGAGCTTACGCATCTCTTCAGCGCGACGAATAGGATCAGGCCAGATGCGCTCGATGGCCATCTTACCTGTTTCAAATAGTGCTGTTATCGGATCAAAGCTCATCGTACATCCCACCTGGCAGGGCCGTTAGTTCTTGTGTCGAGGTGTGTTCT